GTAGGTGAGTGACTTGTCGGAAGGTGTCTAGTGCCATGCTTCTGTTCGAGCTCATAATAAGGACATTGGTGTTCCACTTTATAAGGTGTGCAAGGATTAACATGCGAGCCAGATGTGTCTTTCCATTCTGGCGAGCGACTAGAATCAGGTTTGTCTTACGAATCCAAGAGCCTTTCTTGTCCACAGTGAGCATGTCCTTAAGTACGAACTCCTGCCACGGCATGAGATCCATCTTGACTATTGCGCATAGGTCTTTGACATCTTGCAGCTTGTTTTCGCCCTTGAGAAGTGGACTGTGAAGCCGTGGCTTGGTTGCCCCTCGTAGGGCTTTGGACTTTCTGGGCTTAGTTGTCATTGATCTGGACTGGGTCGGGTCTTAAAAGGACTGTCCAGCATCGGTTCGGACTGCATCGGGGAGATATAGTCGAGAAAGACAGGGGGGGTAGCCGTCCGTGCTAAAAAAACACCATCATTGAGCGCGCCCTTACGCAGGTTGCATGACTTGCATAGAACACGAAGGTTATCAAGGCTATGGTCTCCACCTACTTTGCGTGGTATCACATGATCGATGTGCATCTCACCCTCATCTGTGCCACACAACTGACACACACGACCATCACGCTTAAACACACGCTCTCGCTGTTCGCGGTAGCGTCTGCTGTTTAACTTATCTAATGCCAATTCTTAGCCTTCCAATGATCATAAGCATTGCATGGTGTGGAGTATCTGTTATAGATATATGAGAGTCCCCATCGTACCTGAGTATAACCATCTTGGTCTTTAAGCCACTCACTCTTACCCTGCGGTATTCCATAGTGTGATCCATTAGAAGCTTTAGGATTCCATGCTGATTCTTTACCATAGAGTATTGCTAGGCATTTATATTGCTTATAGTCATAATGTAATAGATGTAAAGCATATTCTTTGTAGCTTACATATTGCATTGGTTTAGATCCACCTGCATCAGGCATAATGCATAGAGCTATCCCAATAGCTACTAGCACCCCGCGAGCTACGCCCCTAAGGGGCTCGCGGTGAGCCTTTGAGAGGCTCTGCTGTGTTAGCGTATCAGATGATGGAAGTACATTTGTAAAAGCCCTGCTCAGACTGCGTGTCGTTTTCATGATTACCCCCTGTGGATAACTTCTGTGGATAACTACTTATCCGTTGAGTAGAAGCCCTTGCCCTTAAATACTGCTGGAGTTGCAGCTATAACCTTGACCATTGGCTCATTGCAATAGGTGCATGGAATCATTGGTCGATCGTGCCATCCATGGGTGATCTCATTCTGGATATTACATTGAGGACATCGATAGTCGTAGGATGGCAAGTAAGACACTTCCTTATCATGTAAGACCCACAACCTGTGCAGCGGTCAATGTCTGCCTCTGTGAGTTCGCTAGTAATGTGACCATATTTAAGTTGGAGTAATGGTAAGAGATCCTCTAGACGGATGATGGCGGCATACTCTCGCGCATCTTCACCTTGTCCGTTGAGTCTAATAACTCCAAAGCCTAATTCCCCCGAAATGGCTGTTCGAGCTTTTAATTGCTTTATGTACGCGAGTGGTTGAAATCCAGCGCGGGCTTTGACTTCAACATCGAATGGCACATTCACAATATCCTTACCATTACCCCTTCCCACACTTGCGCCTTGCCAGACAGTCGATAGGTACTGTGCAACAACACGCTCTGTGCGGAAACCTCTGTGCTTTCTATGCTGGGTTGCCACTAGCAACACCCATAATGTATCCACCCCATGCAGCTAATACTGCTACTGCTAAGTATAGGAAATGAATGAGATCTTGCTTATCCATTGACTGCCTTGCATTTAGCGCATTGCCATGTAACAACGCCATTGACTGAGTCAGATGAAATGTCCTCTAAGTCTCTGATTGCAACTGGCTCATTACACAGCTGACATGGTACGAAGGCTGACATTAAATCAACCCATTCACCATTGATCTTGATTCCTATGTTTCCCATTATACCCTCGCCTTTTGTGGTTGCCATTTACCATCTGATCCAAGCTGATACCAGACAGGTGGACAATCAGACTTAACGCCACCTGCATTCATTTGATTGCATTGATAGCCGCCCCAAGCGCGCCCATTCTTCTCACCTTCACGCCATCGCATGTGTCCATGCTTGCATTGTGGTGATTCCTGTGCTTCTGGAGTACCAAGAATGTCTTGCACTAGATCCAGTGCTTTCTCTAGCGTGACAGGCGCATCAACTACGCCCTTATATTCCCCCACAGGTGTAGTCCAGTAATCTTGATCATCTGCCTTAACTTCTTGAACGGGTGGCTTAACTGGTTTAGCAGCTACAACCTTGCTCATTTCTTCTCGGCTTGGTCTCTTTCCTTTAGGCGCATAACCTGCATTTGCAAGTGCCCTGCCGATCGCTGAAGTCTCGCAATTCTCCAATGCTGAAGTCTGATTAACCCCTCGGCTAGTAACTGTTTCCTCAGCGTACCCTGTTGCCCATGCAACGCCATCTTCAGCATTCTTAAATAGATACGCCTTAACAATGTATCGAGTAGCCTCGACCACTTCCAACTCAGTTGATATGCGGAACGCTGGATAGTCCTTAATAAACTTTTCAAGTCTCACCTCTACTGGTTCGTAATCGGCTAAATTAAACATACAGTTCGTTTTCCTCTGTGGCTAGCTGCCCTGCGAGTGCGCCATAAGAGCAGAGATCGACCCAGTTGTCGATGTGTTGTGCTGATTGATTAGTCCGTGCAAGTTTAACCAAGACCATGATCCCTGCCACCTGATAGTCGTGTATCGGTGTTTGTAAGTATGCTGAGAGCAGCATTGCGGTGTGTTGCAAGTTATCCGCAGGGTGACCATATGACAGCCCACGATCACGGATCGTGTCGGTGGCGGTGAGTAGGATTTCATTAGCGCGCATCTGTTGTCACTCGCTGAAATGACTTAGCAACGATTAGACCCTCGCGCTTGCCTTCGTTAAAACCCTTAGCCCAGCCGACTAAGTACCATAAAGCATTAGCTGCTAGAAGCAGCACAATCATTGGCATCTCAAAGCTCATCTTATTTCCTATCCGTAGCAACGCCCTTGGTTGCTTACAGAATTAGTGTGACAGATATGTCAGACGAATCAAGCACATTCTGATAACGAAATGATAACGATTATCGGGCTCGTCCGTAGGTCTTTCCAGAGACAATAAATGTCCCATCCTTTTCGATGTTAATAAGATCGACTTGCACCTTATTGCCATGCACATACATGATGGCGAATGCCTGTTGCCAGTTAGCCACACCTTTAGTGTAAGCAGCTTGCTTGAAGTCCATAAGATTGCCCACCTCGACACCATGTAGGACACGCCCTATACGCCCCCCAGAAGCCTCTGAGAAGGCTGAACGCCCTGCTCTGTGGGTATGACCTGAGATGACGTTCTTTCCATGCCTACGAGCCGCTTCTAGGGCTGATAAGCCCCCCTGTGGCTTGATGGGTGTGTGGTCTCCATGGACTGCAATCCAGTTAGGTGCAATAGGCATTGGGTTCTTATGGAAGGTTATGCCTAGCTCATCGAATTTCATGAACTTCTCAAAACGCAGTTCTGGCAATGCCCCGAATGCAGGTACTTTAGCCATGATGATGTTATACAGGCGATCTGTGTGATTACTGCGGATGCAATCTGTTACGCCTAACTCCCAGAGTAAGTCCACAGCTTGATTGCGGTCATCATCTAGGGTCTGGGCATAACTGCCCATGCGCCCTTCTTCCCACTTGCTTATCTGTGGTAGGTCAATCTCATCGCCAATGGTGACTACTTGATCAGGCTTAAACTTCTTGATAAAACTAGCAAGATTACGGGTGGCTACCTTATCTTCATATGGTACTTGAAGATCTGAAACGACTACGATTCGCTTAATCGTCATCCTCATCTATGTAATCGCCTAACTTCTCTGGCGGTATCCCATCAGGCAAGATCCAATGCGGATATGCCTGTGGCTCTGTAATCATGAACATGGCGATGTCCTCTGGAAACCCTGCTCTTTTAAGCGAGCAGAAATACTCATAAAGCCCAATGCAATAAGCATCAAGCTTAGAGTAACCCTGTTCTTCTAGAGCCTTAGTTGCTTTTCTTGCCATGAGAAAATTATCGCTCTAGAAGTATGTTATAGATCTCATCGACACGCGCATGGAGTCGCTTAATCTCTGTCAGTAAATGGGTAATGACAAAGCCTGACAAGCCACCGAGTGCCACGATGGTTGCAATGTATAGCTGGAAGAAGTCTGTCTGTGTCACTTTTTAGGGCTCGCATATCCGAACACGCCTGACAATACAGCCCATAGGATTGCGCGGTAGTCAAGGTCAAAGTTGCTCGATGCCCACGCAGCCAAGAATGCTCCAGCAGCAAGGATTGCAGGGTTCTTCATATTCTTCATTATTCTCCACCTAACATAGATACTTTAAAAAAAGCACCATCATTGTCAGCTTCTTTCTTAAAGCTAACATGCATGTGCTTAGTGTGTTTGTTAGCCCCTGTGTACTTGCGCCACTTCCAGTTAAGGATCCGTGAGCAGATTCTTCCATCGAAAATGATGTAAGCAATACGCTTGTCTGCTTTTGACTTGGACAAGGTACGTAACTGATCAGCAAGATCTCCCATGATGTCAGGCTTTCCGCCCTTGAATAAATCTTTGTCCACATCAATGGCACGAACCCAGCCTTGCTCATCTGGATTATGATCTGACTTGCGAGCAGCGTGTCGGGTATCACCGATCCAACCATCCGATGTGCGGTCACGATCTG